GAGCATGAGGTGTTAAGGCGTACTATATTCCCCCAATCTGCGGGAGCCCAAGTAGTGAGTGTCCACATCGCACTATAGCAATTTGACCGCCTCAGAGGCGGATAGTTCTTGATCAGGGACTGAAGTGAGAGTGCTAGGGTGGGTTACACGCACTGCTGCATCAAGCCTATTACGGCGAAGGCTATTGAACCGCAACAGAAAATTGTCTGTGGGTGGGTTGGTCTACCGCAAGAGATCGCGACAGACACTGGGTAGGGGATGATATGATGATGTACGCGGGTGTAGTAGCGGTTAGACGGAAATTCCGCGGGGTGAAAACAGAAATCCTAAACCCAACAGTGGGCGGACGGTGCAAGTATCCCCGGGCGGTGGCCTTAGCAAGTGAGCCCTGACCGTTCCTATAGCATAACAATGCCAACTTGTGCAAGCGTCACGATGATAGGCGTTCCTGATGATACAGGATAGGCTGTTTTGGAGCGTAAGTACCAAACGCGGCTCCAACACTGGCCGCCCACACAGCGATTCATTTGTAACTGTGTGGAAGCGTTATTCCTGACGATACAGGATAGGCGTTCCTAGCTGAAGTAATTGGAGGATTGGATTGGCCAAAACGTCTATTAAACTAAACTGCAATGATGACTACAACTAAAGTGCCCATTAGGGATTTAAACATTCATGCTAAGGCCCGGATCATGCCGGCCAAACCACCAATCGCCCTTGGACAAGGTGTGCGGTGTCATCGTTGCCTAGAAGACGGACACACTGCAAGAGAATGTGTTGCGCCTCTCAAATGCTTCAGGTGCAGGGCAAATCATTATGCCGTTAATTGCCAGGTACCGCGTAGAAAATCACGGAGCTTAGAAAGTCTTGTGTTGGACACGCCCAACGCTTCCACTACAGTGCCAGCAGAAAGGCCTGTGGTGAAGACCGTAAAGCCACGCCCACTCGCAATGGGCTCTAGTGGTAGGTATGATGTTTTGTATCAGGAGGGGGATTCTAATTATGGCCAAGACTCTGAGGACGAGTCAACAGACTCGGATGAGGAGTCAACAGAACCAGCTCAGCGAGAAATCGAAGTAGCGCCATTACCCCTTGCCATCACACCCGCACTCACACAGCCAGAAGGTTCGGATTACCATTGGATGAACCAACGCCCATGCGTGACATCAGTGGCTGTAAGTGAAAGGAATGCTTTGGTGCCGACCATACCGCACCTTTACGTTAGTCACGTTCAACACGAGATTGATGAACAAGAAATTGAACGTGTGAACGCACAAAAGCCCTGTACTCTGCATACGCCACCATGCCAAAACTATGCAGAATGTTGTGATCTTTATCCATTGAGATTGGACTATACCATCACAAATGGTGTGCAGATGATTATGTTACCAACTGCCATTCAAGGCCCAGAGCAGAAATGCCGGGCTGCACAACCAACCAATGATGAAGAGTGGAAGAACATAGATAAGTGGATAGCGGACCAAATTGCTAGCGAAAGGCTACGAAAAGACAGGCCCAATTTCGCAAAATACGTGGCCTCACCAGCAGATGAATGGAACGCTAAGCAAGTGCCGCAAATGGTTGACACACCAAGACCCCAATTTAACACCAGCGACGTTAGACAAGAGCAAATTCACGCTCAGTTGTATGCTTACCTACAAAATTACGCCACGCACCACAAGAAGGATGCTGTGCTTTTTCGTGGCTTACGTGTGAAGGGTACGGCATGGCTGGAAAAGCAAGGAGTCAAAGATACAGTTCTCATCGACACTTGGATAAGTGGGGCTGTAGCCGCATGTTCTGGTATGACCTATGGTGAACAAGTGATGGCAACGAGATTGAACACACGAGGCGGTATAACATCATTGAAGCAATCGAACCGTATGGCTAATGGTCAATTCGGAGTGACATTAATGGATCGTCTTAAACGATTCATAACTCCGAGAGTGATCGATTCCTTTCCAATTGGTATCACCACATTGGATGAAGGTTAGGACGGGATGATTCGCACACCTGGCATTTGTTGTAAAAGAAATAAATTAAAAGAAATACAGCCAGGTTGTGCTATCAGGAATTATCCTGTTGTTGGTTGTGTAAACAAACGTAGGTTGGCGAGAGTAATACCGCCAATCGGTGATTTATGGTTACCCTACGTGCATGGTAGTTGTGCTTGTAACGAAATAGTAGCAGTCCATAACAGGGTTTGTGGTATTCAGGCCGTATCCACCCCTCAAGCTCGTGTTGACATTAAAGGCCAGTTCAAGCGAATGGCTAGTAGGTGCCAATTTGTTGTGCCCTACACTACTGAACAGTTTTTAAATTGCTATACTGGTGTCAAACGTGAGCGTTATAGACAAGCAGCAGAATCATTGCAAGCAATACCACTGTGTAGAAAAGACGCTAATATACAAGCGTTTGTAAAGGCGGAAAAGATCAATCCAGAAAAACTAAGTCCTGACCCCAGATTGATCCAATACCGCAATATGCGATATAATATTGTTATCGGTAGAGTTCTAAAGGCCATGGAAAAACAGCTGTATGCTATCAAAGTGGGTTCGTTCCTCACACCCGGGATAGCCAAATGTTTGAACTCAAAACAACGAGCGGCAATGTTGTTGGATAAATATGCCAAGTTCAAACAACCAGTTGTATATACTCTTGATTGTTCTAGGTTTGATGGACATGTAACACCGCAAATGCTTGAATGCGAATTGAATTTTTATATCAGTCTGTGCCCCAACGATTTGGAGTTTTCGCAAGCTATTAAATGGCAGATGAACAATAAGTGTTACACATCAAACGGCATTAGATACAGAACAACTGGTAAGAGGTGTAGTGGGGATATGAATACAGCGTTGGGAAACTGCATGCTCATGATAGCTATGATTAGCGCAGCCATGCGCACATTAAAGGTAAAAATTTGGGACATAATAGACGACGGCGACGATTGTTTATTATTCATCGAAAGTGATGAAGAACATAAGTTGGCCGGGCTCGCGGACTGTTTTGCAACTTACGGGCAGGAGCTCAAATTGGAAAATCGAGCCACTAACATCTACGATATAGTGTTTTGTCAAACACGTCTATTTATGGGAAAAATCCCTCGAATGGTTAGATCATGGCGAAAAGTGTTGGCACAGGGAACATCAGGCTCTACAAACTGGCCAGAAAAAGCAATGGTCAAACCCATGTGTCATGCAGTTGGATTATGCGAGTTTGCGTTGAATCAAGGAGTGCCAATCATGGAAGAATATGCACTGGCTCTTATACGCAATGGCAATGGAAAAATACCGAAACGATTTACAATGTTAGATGCTGGCGCAGGCTTTAGAGCTGGCATTGAATTAAATACAAACCAAACTGCTGTGTTACAACAGCAAACCATAGTGCGCTCAAAAATAACAGTTCTTGATCGAGTACACTATTGGCAAATTAG